TAACTCCGACATTGCCTTGTTAAACTCCTTTAGTTGTGCGACAATGTCAACGTTTAATTTTGCGCTCATTGTATTTTGTTTGTTATCGTGTCAAAATTAGCCTCTTCCTCAAATTTAAGGTTTTGCCATTGTAAGCCAATTTCATACGCCTTTTCCTTTTCGGCTTGGCTTGGTATTTTAATAGGCTTGGCATCCAATAACGGAATTTTCCAATACTTTTCTGGCTTGCGGATTAGGTCGCTTTTCTTGGTAACATTTACGTTGTTTAGCTGCACCCAGATAGACCTAAACAAATTTTCCTGTTTAGACTCCCGCATTTGATGACCGTAAGCAATCGACTGGTATTCGGCAAACGACATAAAATAAAAGGAGTCAGGCTCAAGACCCAACTCCCCAATTGCGTAATGCCAAACGTCGTTAAATGTTATTTTTTTTTTGCGCCGTTTTCTTGCGCTGGCAATTCTACTTGGGTAATTGCTGACAATCCAAACATAATCGTTTGCATTACTTTGCCTAATTCCTCTGGGTGCGTCATATCGACCCAGTCCAAAATATCCTCGTAAGTTAAATCCAGCTCTTTGTCCTTAAAAATAGCCTCGACATATAAAGCCGAATAAACAAACTTTGCAATTGATTTAATTTGTCCAACTCCCGCGGTTGTCAATTGCTCAATAGTAGCTTGGACGTCATATCCTAGCGTTTCGCTAAAATGGATTAACGCGCCCATCCCAAACTTGAGGGGATAGGCGCGCCCATTTATGTTAACTGTTGTTCTGCCTGTGTAATTCATACGGGCAAGTTAGCAAAATTTAGGTTGATGCTGGTACAACGGTTGCTTTTGTTAAAGCACCTTTACCAGTAAATTCTACTGAGTAAGTTACCGCAGCCTCCATTTCAGCGGAAACGCTGATTGATGCCACGCTAGCAGTTCCGTAAAATACCAAATCGCCAGTTACATTGGTAGTAAATTTCAAGGCAACAGACGTGCGACCGCTTAGCAAGGTGTAAAGGTCGCCAATGTTGTTAGTTCCGTCAAATGCAACCAAACCGTCGGTTGAAACAGACCAGTCGCGTAGTCCGTGGATGTGGTCCGCCCAGCCTCCGTCGTCCTTACAAGTTGCGTCCGCAAGGTCAACGTTAACAGATAGTTCGGAAGATGTTGCGCAGCCAATCAAAACGTTGTCAAGGTAAACGTTTAAAAGCGTGCCGTTAAATTTGCCAGTAGTAGCCATATTTTTGAGCGTTTAATTCTATTTTTTTTTAAAAATAAAAGGTCTTTAAATAAATGCAAACGTATAAATCAAGTATTTGGCTTAAACATTTCGCATTTTGTTCCGCTCGTATCGCTTGGCTCTTTAGTAAAATAAAGTTGCAAATCTGTTGGCGGTGTCGTGTAGCGCAAACACAAAGCTTATAATGTGCATCGTTGCGGTTAGCATTTGGTAAAATCTGCCATTTAGGTATAAACTAGGAAATTCGAATCTTGGTCAATTATTTTTTCAAATAGTTCGTCGATAATAAAACGCTCGGCTGGTAGGTTGGTTTGGTATAACTCGCCAACGCCTCGAAAACTTACTGAAAAGTTTGCGGCTCCTTCCATTTCTGCGGATTGACTGAGCGACTCAACCATTGCCAAACCTAGCAAAGTATAATTGGTTTCTGAGCCGATAGACAACCAAACGCGTTGCTTATTAGTTAGCACGCTATATAAGTCCCCATAGGAATAGCCGTCGTAAATGGTCAAGGCATCTGAGGATAAAGACCAAGAACCGATTTTGCTTATATGGTCGGCAAACATTCCGTTTGTTTTTGAAACGGAGTCAAGTTTTTCCATTTCAACGCTCAACTCGTAAGCCTTGGATTTGGCAATTATTTGCTCGCCGACAATAACGAAAAGGGTTGACCCGTTAACCTTAGCCATCTATCCAGTTTTCAATCGTTAAAATTTCTCGATGTACTATGTTAGTATCGGTAATACTTGAAAGGCTGGTTTGCTGGACAAGTTTAGACGTTACGATTTTGCCAACCTCAAGCGGCAAATTATTTAAAGGATAAAGGCAAACAATTTGCAAAATAGCGTCGGCAATACTGTCCGCGTCAAGCCTACCGTAGGGCGCAATCGCAGTGGTAACAACGTCCAAAACGATTGTCGTGACGTAATTATATTGCTGGTTATCTTTGTCATCGGATTGCGTCTGGTTGCCAATTAAAATATATGGAAACGTCGCGTTATCTGGGGCAAAAGTATCGTAACAAGGCACTTTTTGACCCTTATAAGTAATCGTATTATTTAGCGCCGTCCAATAAGCCTTGCGGACGAATTTTTTAATATTTCTCATTTCTATTTGTTAAATAATTTAATTAACGTGCGCTCGATATTTTTAGGCAATTCTTGGCGTTGCTTGTAAACCGCTGGATAAAAAAACGGTCTAGCTGGTAAGTTAACTTCCTTAATGCCGTCTCCTTTATACTGAGACGCAAACGCGGTTAATTCGCTAGGAACTTTCACACGCGTACCAGTTCCAAACTCAACGTAAGGCGCGTACTCAGCGCCAACCTCAACGCCTCCAGTAATTTCGTTTTTGCTTACCTTTATTGGCGTGGATTGAATGCTATTTTTTAGCGCTCCCGTATCAACTCGCACCTCGTTAGCCGCTTCGGTTTCAATTGCTAATATTGAGTCCTCAATTTCTGCACGCACAAAGTCGGCAACGTCTCCCTCCAAGTCTTTTAAATACTTGTAAAACGTTTGCAAACTTTGTTTATTGAATTCAATACTTAGCATTTATTCCCTTTCTTTAGCTATAATTTTAATCATTCTGTCGTATTCTAGCGCGTCAATTATTGAATCGACAATAAGCGTTTGACCAGCATAAACGATGTGCATCGACTTGGTAATTGTAACCAGCGGGTTGTCTCTAATAATTACCTCCCATTGATTTTTAATAACCATCTGGTCCTCGCTATTTTGACGCGCGCCGCTTAGGTTTGTGACTTTCGCCCAACAAGTATAAGCAACGGAATTGCTAGAATAATACCCGCCAAACCCATCTGCAAAAAGGTTTGGTGAATAAAACGAAATTCGTTCGCGTAAATCGCCAGCTTTAATTTCCTTATTTGTTCTCACGCTCCAAACCAGTTATAAGTTTTATAAGGCATTAACAAAGCTTTAACACCTAAAGGCGATTGGATGGCTTGCAAATCGCTAAAATCCTCTCGACGTTCGTACATAGTATTAACCATCATTTTAATGGCTAGTTTTAGGTCCTCTGGAACTGTTGTAAATCCAGCCGTATAAACCAGCTTAAATTTATAGCTCTGAGCGCCTCCCAAAATAAATAATTTAGGATAAAGACCAGTATTAACCTCAAAATTTAAGTTGGTTTCGACGTTGTTTTGGTCAATGGTTACGCATTTAGTAATTGCTCCCTCGCTTAATAGAGGTCCGTAAGGCATTTGGAATTGGTAAGGGTAAGTAAACGACGTTACGGTTACGGTTTTAGGTACTAAAGACTTGCCAATAAACGACTCGCAATGTAAACGAGCCATTTTTATTAGGCTAGTAATTAACGTGTCCTCAGCCGAGCCGTCAATTCTCGCGTAGTCCTTAGCTTCTTGCAATGTAACTGGCTCAACAACTGGCGCCGTTTCGGTTAACTCGACCGCATATCCTGTAAATGACCCGTTAGTAGGTGTATAAAGTAAATCACTCATTATAATCTCGTTTTGCTTTGTCAACGATAAAGGTATAAAATTGCTCAAGTTCTTGGTCTTGGTATTTTAGCCGTTCCTCGGCAAGGTTGCGCATTATATTCTGGTGAAAATCGTACAATATTTCGTCACTCATTAATTCCTCGATTTTCTTAGCCATCCCGTCAAGGTCGTTTCGGTCAAAGTAAAGACCAGCGGCACCCAAACATTCTTTTAAGCCGTCTGTTGGCGTGCAAATAACTGGCAACCGATTAATCGCCGCCTCTAAAGCTACACGCCCGTAACTCTCGTAATCGCTTGGCATTAAAACAATATTGGATTTGCCGTAAATTAAATGCACGTCGCCAGTCTGCGGTACGTATTTTAAATTTTTTAGCGTGTCGTCAATGATTTGCTCGCCGTAGCTACCAAGCACGCCCAAGAATTTAATTTTAGGCAACCGTTTTGCAAGCTCGACAAGTATTTTGCCTCCCTTGTTTTCGTTGCAATTTATAAGCGTGACGTTTTGACCGTGCTTACGGTTATACTTTACGTCGTCTGCAAAAATCGGAGGCTTGCAAACGATTGACGGGTTAGGGTATGCCCCGCCGTTGACGTTTTTTTGGTTTGCTTTGTTGTTGTAAACTACCGAAATATTTAATTCTCTAGCTCGCACAATTCTATAATCGTGGTCGTTGTGGCTAAGGAAAACTAGGTGTTTTTTATAGTGTCTTGCCCAATTGATTGCGACGCCAGTACTGTCTAAATGAGTAAATATTACGTCAGCATTTTGCAAGGCTAAAAAGAAATCATTTGAATAATAGCCAGTCACAAACTTGATAAACGAAAATTTCTCGCCATCTGGGTAAATCTGGTTTTCTGGCAAAATAACTTCGATACTGCACCCTTTTTGATGCAAAAATTTAGCGTAGTGCTGAACTGTCCACTCGGCGCCCGAGTTATGCGTTCCCGCCCACGCGTGTACAAAAAAAACTATTTTCATAAATTTTATTTTGGTTTTCTCAAACCTATTGATTTTTAAATAAATAAAAAAACCCGCACAACAATTGTGCGGGAAT